TACTAATAAACTTATCGTATCTCGTGTAGACTGTCAAGAATTAGGGAGTGGCTTCGGTCACTCCCATTTTTAGGAGAAACAATGAACATATCAGAAAAAGGATTAGAACTAATTAAACACTTTGAAGGGTGTGAATTAGAAGCATATAAATGCGCAGCAGGAGTATGGACTATTGGATATGGTCATATCAAAACTGCAGAAGAAGGTAAAGTAATTACTCAAGAAGAAGCAGATAAATTACTAGTAGAAGAAATAGTAGAGTACGAAGACTATGTAAAAGCAGCAGTCAAAGTAGAACTAAATCAAGACCAATTTGATGCTCTAGTAAGCTGGACATTCAATTTAGGTAATGGAAACTTAAATGCTTCAACTATGTTAAAAGTAGTAAATGCAGGTAATTTTGATGAAGTTCCTGCTCAAATCAAAAGATGGAATAAAGCTGGTGGTAAAGTTCTTGAAGGACTCATTCGCCGTAGAGAAGCAGAGGCAAACTTGTTTAGTGGAAAGGATTGGAAGTGAAAGAACTTTGGTTGAAAATAAAGTACTATTTCTCAACAAGATATAAGTTAACTGTTAGTTATAATAACACGTATGGTGACGCTGATGATTCAACTTATATAGTTCGCAAATTTTACAAAAAACAAGATAAATACCTTAGTTTCCTCACCGAGGACAAGGAAGTAGTTGAAATCCGAGGAGCAGAAGGATTAAACTATAGGATACAGCAATTATGAACCAATTTTTTATAGCAATCATTTTAGTATTAGGTCTAGGAAGTTATTACCTATACAATGAAAATCAAACATTAAAAGCAAATAACATAAAATTAGAGGGTGCAGTACAGATGCAAGAAGAAGCAATCTCATCCTTGCAAAACGATTTTACAAAACAAACACAAGCATTAACCAGTTTACAGAGTAAGAATAACGAAATAGAATTAGAAATGAATCGTTATTTAGATATATTTAAAAGGCACAATTTAACTAAGCTAGCCGCAGCAAAGCCTGGTCTAATTGAGACTAGAGCAAATAAAGCAACCAAAGAGGTATTTGATGGAATTGAACAAGACAGTCGTGACATTGACGCTGCTGATGATGGTATCATCGTGCAGCCTGTTACCAACGAAGACATTAGAGGTTAGTGCAAAGCCGATAGAACGGCAGATAGCACAACCAGTTCTCCCAAGAGAGATAGATTTAAAAGAGCCATATTGGTATGTGGTGAGTGAAAAGAACTTGGAAGAGTTCTTAGCAAGAGTAGAGAAAGACCAAGGTCAAGTAGTATTCTTTGCTATGAGTGTGCCAGACTATGAATTAATGGCATACAACACACAAGAGTTAAAACGATATATTCGTGAACTCAAAGAAGTAGTAATATACTATAGAGAAGTGACAACAAATGAAAACGATACCGATTAAAAATCATCAAATAATATCACGATTAGACTTAATCGCACAGGATATGTATAAGATGCCACACAAGTGGAAACATCACCCACTTCCAAAAACAGATGTAGCAACTTTAAGAAACTATATAGATAATCCAAACATTAGTGGACATCCTGAAGTAAGTAATAGTATTGATTATAGTGGTAGAGCTGTAACAAGAGACTTTAGAGATAGAACATCAGCTTTATTGGGTGCTATAAAAAATTTAACTAATTGTTCTCATTGGTACTGGGATAGTATGATATTTCAACCACCAGCAACAGGGTGGACAGGTTGGCACAACGGAGGAGACAAACCTCATAAATTTATAAGTTTTATACATAATAGTGGAACAGGTTTTACAAACTTTATACATAATGGTAAAAGAATAAAAATAGAAGATAGACATATTCCCACTCATACAAAAGACTGGACTTGTTTAATAGGAGAATTAAATGGAGTAGACAGTTGGAAGAGTGATAGAAACATGGGAGATACTCCCAGATTAGTATTGACACTAGGAGTAAAGGGAAAGTACTTAAATGCTTTCAATGAAGTGGAGACATTTATCAAGAATGTTTAAGCACATATTTCAAATGCTCATGTGGAAAAATGAGATGCAAAAACATTCAGATTGGTTTGATAAAAATGAACCAGCACAAGACCGATTCGAAGAAAATGAAGAGTGGTTAGAAGAATTAGAAGATAGAATTATTAAACTAGAAGAATTAAATGGAATTGATAATCAGTCAAAACAAGAATAAATCAAAGTTATGTTGTCACATAACGAACTTTACCAAACAATTTCAATCAACTGAAGGAGAATCACAAGTATGGTAACACCTCAAAGTATAATAAATTTATCCCATGAAGTAGTAGAGTGGATGGATGGACAAAGAGATTCTCAGTTTCCTTTCTGCGATACATATTTGATGTGGCATTACTTTTTAGATTCAGACCTTGATACATATAACTGTACATTACCTTATTGGAGAAAACATGGCAATACTGTAATGGAAGATATTGCTACACAAGGACAATTTAAAGAAACAATAGAAAAAATAGTAGTAATAAAAGGAACAGAAAAAGGAATATGCTTACCTTACTATTTGAGAATGAGAGAAAGTTATTATATTGTAAAAGGTAATCCTGCATCACTAATAAGCAAATCCCAGTCTCAATTAATAGGAACTTTAGAAATTGCAGACTATAAACTGTATAACTTTGCAGACAGAAAAATAATATATAATCAAACTCAAGAAGGACACGGATACTCTAGTGGAAATATTTATTACCATAATTTACATTTATCAAAAGGAGACATAGTAGTATATGTTAGATTCTATGACAAATAATAAAGTAAAACTATTTATAGGAACAAGTGATTATCATGACCGAACTATAGAGAAAATATATTTATATAGTTTATTAAAGAATACATCAGCTGATATAGAAGTAGTATGGTTAAGACCAAGTATGTTTCCTAATTGGAGAAGAAAAGGTTGGGGTACTCCCTTCACTTGTTTTAGATATGCGATACCAGAACTTTGTGGATTTAAAGGTAGAGCTTTATATACAGACTGCGACATGATAAACTTTAGAGATATACTTAGTTTATGGCGAACAGATTTAGAAGGTAAACCTTTTGGAATGGTTTGGGATAGTTTACAGATGAATAATCATAAATGGATGGGTACTCCGTATGAAAGAGGGTGGTGGTGTGATAGTGTATTATTAATAGACTGTGCTAAAGCAAAAGATTATGTTCATTCAATAAAAGAACAAGCACAATGGAATGGCACGTATAAGTGGTATTTCATGGAAAGCATTGGTTCTCCTAAAAAAGAAAAATCGTTAGAGGTAGTAAAAGAGCTTGATTCAAGATGGAACTCTTTTGATGGTACTGATACCTCTTATCCTTATACTATTCCTTGGGAAAATGACGGAAAAGTACCTTTACCTTTAGAAGAAATATGGCAAGTACATTTAACAGCATTAAGTTATCAACCTTGGCATCCAAAATATAGTATTAGTGCTAAAGCAGCTCATGAAAGACAAGATATTATGGAGGTTTACTGGAAGTACAATTATGAAATGAAACGACTGGAGAAGTTAAGTGACATTTGAAGAATTAATAGCCCCAGTGGGTGTAGATAACTTTTACAAGAAATACAAAGGTAAAAGACACTTCTATATTAAATCAAATAAACCTAAGTTTGATAATTATTTTAGTTGGACAGAATTAGATAACTATTTAAATCAAATAAACATAGGTAATTGGGACAGAGCACCACAGTTACAGATTGTACTACCAGATGGAAACAAGTGGTGTAAAAAGAAATCACCAGAAAACAAAAGCAGAGAAGAGATTTTACATTTGTGGAATCAAGGATGTAGTTTTATACTCACATTGAGTGAGTTCTTGAACGAAACCATGTGGAAACAATGTCAAGCATTTGAAAAACATTATGGAGTTGGACAAGCAAACATTTATTGCAGTAAACAAAAAGATGCAAAGTGTTTTCCAATTCATGCTGATTCTACTGATAACTTTTTATTTCATGTACGTGGCAAAATACGCTGGTACATTTATAAAGAGTTTGAAGTAAGAGGAGGTCGTATACCTAACGCTACTTTGGAAGAAGTAGTAGAGTTAGACAAAGGCGACTTATTATACATTCCGAGAGGAAAGTATCATAGAGTAGATACTCTAAGTCCACGAATATCAATAAGTTTTCACTTTCAGGAGGCAACTCCAGGAAAGCCTTATAGAAGAAGAGATTGGTATGACTGGAAACCATAGGAGATACTATGGCAGAGGGAACGGATAGTTCAAGAAATGAAGTAGAAATAGACTTAGATAAGTATATGGCACTTATTGAGAAACTCGATAATGCAGAAGATACTATCAAGGAGATGAAAGACGAAGCTGAAAAAGCTAAGAAACAACTGGCACCTCCCAAAAGAAAGTTTATGGATTTATTTCTAGACGACAACGATGTTAATGAGAAAGCTATAATAGGTTTTATCTCATTCTTTATGCTTATTGTTTTTGCTGGGTGCGACTTAGTAACTGCGTTCTGGGGACAGGACTTAGTAATTAGCGACACCATATTCACATCTCTCGTAGTGATTACACTAGGAAGTTTTGGAATCAGTGAAGCAGGAAGAGCATTTGGAAAGTGAAAGTAAGACTATTTAAAGATTTTGAATTAATAGAACATGGTTATATACCACAGATGGTACATACCACGGATATATTCTGTCCTGTTTCTCATAGAAAGGAACAGGATGGATATACCGAACTAAGAAAAGATATACTAGAGAATGGAATGGAACATCCAGTTATTCTAATACCAAATACAGAAGAAAACTATCATTTATCTATACGACAGGTAAACCCAGAGTATATTAGAGATAGAAAACTAAGTAGATATTTATGCATGTATGGAAACCAACGATTAGATATATACAAAGACGTCTCTTACAGTTATATATGGAGTGTGATTACCGAAAACGTGGAGTGGGCACATGCTGTATATCTGGAGTTAAAAAATAATACTTGACAACAATCAAAAAAATATGTATAATATACATATGAAAAATGAAGAACAACCAAACTATTCACCAGACGCTAAAGCTCAAGTCTGGAACGCAGAAACCAAGTCATTTGAAACATGGCACGTAGGTGACTGTGAGTTCTGTGGCGAAGCTGTAGACAGAAAGACTGGTGAATGTAGACAATACAAGTGCTGGATATAAAATGAATTTATTTTACCTAGATGAAGATATGGACAAGTGTGCTGAATACCATGTAGACAAACACATAGTGAAGATGCCACTTGAAGCTGCACAGCTTTTGTGCACAGCTATTTGGGTAGACCATGTACTTGGTTTTGTTCCTCGTGCTTTGAACAAAGAAGAATCTAAGATTCTAAACGAACACAAAGCAGAGATTAAACACTTACCATT